GGGAAAGGATGGTTGATGTGGATCGGCTGATTACACTTCTGGATAAGGAGCAAAGCATATACCAAGCAATGAAACAATATAAAAAAATCTAAGGATATGGAGAAGAAAGAAAACGCTTTTTTCATGGTGTTTGTTGAGGGCGGCAATACTCCGGCTTTCAAGCATCCAACGCTCGAAGATGCGGAGCGTGAAGCGAAAAGACTTGCTGAAAGCACAGGGAAAAAGGCTTATGTGCTTTGTTCGATGAAGTCTTTTGAAATGAGCAAATTTACGGTTCGGGATTGCCGACCGTTTGATGATGGATTACCATTTTAATAAACTCTATATGAAAACATTATTTTTTGACTTAGAAACTACAGGTACTTTGGTGAATAGGCACGGCATTCACCAGATAAGCGGTATGGTAGTGATTGACGGTGAAATCCGTGAAAGTTTCGATCTCCATGTACAGCCCAATCCAAAAGCTGACATAGTACAGGAGGCTCTGGATGTGGCAGGAGTGACAAAGGAGCAAATAATGGCTTACCCACCTATGGGCGAAGTGTATAAGCAATTTGTGGATATGCTGGCAAAGTATGTGGATAAGTACAACAAGCAGGATAAGTTCTTTCTTGCCGGGTACAACAACGCTTCATTTGATAACCAGTTCCTCCGGGCATGGTTCTTACAGAACGGGGATAAGTATTTTGGTTCGTGGTTCTGGAGCAATTCTATTGATGTGATGGTACTTGCCACTCCGTACCTTGCTGCAAAGCGTGCGGAAATGGAGAATTTCAAGCAGGGTACGGTTGCTAAGTTTCTGGGCATTAATGTAGATCCTAACCGCTTACATGATGCGCTCTATGATATTGAGATATGCAAGGCTATTTATGATATTGTTTCACCTTACAAAGTCTGATTATGGCAAAGAAGAAAGAAAAGACATTTGAGCCGATGCCGGATGATCTTCTGGCACTACAGGATGAGTATATTTCTCTGGATGCGGATATAGCAAGGCTGGAGGATCGGAAGAGGCAGATACAGGATAAGATGTTGGAACTTATGCAGACACATGATCTAAAGAAAGCGGAAAATGAGAGAATACGAATATCCTACATTGCACCGTCTAAGCGAAAGAATTTCGATAAAGCCAGATTCCAAGAGGAACACGGAGATATGTATGCACAATACTTAGTTGATGTAGAAACTAAAGCGTCTATAAGGGTATCAATTAAAAACCAAGAATGATATGAAAACTGACGAAAGTAAGAATGCAAAAGTGATTTACCCGGAATACTGGGCAAAACGTAAGAAAAGGCTTAATGCCGGATTCATTAAGATGCTGGAAGAAACGGCAAAAAAGGAAGTGGAGTGTTCCGATGAATACGGAGAATACAAGACTGGCACTTTCTTGTACAAGTCTGCGATAGTTACCGTAAGACGGGAAGATAACCGCCTTTGGACTTTGCACATTATGAGCGAAGTTCCTATAGGTCTGCCGCTGATCAAGGAGATACGCTACAAGTTTTTGCCTGATAACCTTTTGATGGCGCAACTGTTTGAGCCAAGAAAGGATGCAAAGGAAATGAAAGGCGTGATATTGTACGAGATACCAAACAACCAAGAAGAAGAGGCATGATATACATTGGCATAGATACCGGAACAAATACAGGTTATGCCGAATGGGACAGCAAGAAAGGTAGGCTATTGGAAGTGGATAGCCTACCTATCCATAAGGCTATGGAGCGAGTGAAAGCCTATGCGGATCAAGAAAAGGCTACTGGCGAAAAGCTGGTTTGTGTCCGGGTGGAAGATCCGAGGCAAAGAAACTGGTTCGGCACTGAAAGAATGACAAGAGAAGAAGAGCGGAAGAGGCTGCAAGGGGTTGGATCTGTGAAGCGTGATGCCTCTATCTGGGAAGATTACCTGAAAGATCTGGGTGTTTCGTTTGAAATGGTTGCTCCGAAAAGGAATGTAACCAAGTTGAAACAGGAAACATTCAAGCGTTATACAGGTTGGGACAAACGGACAAATGAGCATGGTAGGGATGCGGCTATGCTTGTTTTCGGGTGTTAGGCTATTTTTATCCATAAAAGTGTGTTCGATAAACACATAAATTCATATCTTTGTATCATTAACCAAGTAAATTGATAGCTATGTTTGGAATTGTTTTGATTTGTCTTGCCGTTCTGGTTGTGTTTCTGTTTGTCAGATGGGGCGGCTACTTTGTAAACAAGTGGATGCCAGCGGACAACATGAAGAAAGGTGATGTGATGCACATTTACCTCAATAACGAGTATAACAGGAGTGCAACCATTTCAAAGGTTGAGGAAAACCGTTTGTTTATTTATGACAAGCTGCCTTTGCCTTTGTCTTACCGTGGGAAGTTCTATGCCGTTGGTGTGGATGTGTCGGACAATAGCCGTTTTCTCTATATGAAGAAGCGTATTTATATCATACCTTGCCGCATTGTAGAGCGTTTCCGCAAGTCTATCGGGCTGGATCAGTATATGGATAATCTTCCAGTAAGCGATGCCGGGGAATCGGAAGAAAACGAAGAAAAGGAGGCTGACGATGAAGTGTAGCGAGATAACATATCGCCCTTTGTCGGAATTGGTGCTTCTGGAAACCAATCCAAGAACTATCAAGAAAGCCGATATGGATCGGCTGGTGGATAGTATCAAGATCTATGGGTTCTGGAAGCACCGACCAATTACGCTATCTGACAGGACTGGCAAACTGGTTGTGATAGCAGGAAACCAACGGCTGAAAGCGGCAAAGAAATTGAAACTGAAAGAAGTTCCAACAGTAGTTTATTCAGATCTGACGGAAGATGAAGAGAAGAATATCATTATCCGGGACAATATCAATAACGGGGAATGGGATTTTAATGCTCTGAAAGTGGATGATGTCTGGAAAGACACCGATTTTGACTTTATGGGGCTTACTATCCCGGAAGATACAGAGCCGAAGAAGTCAAAGAAGAAATCGGTTGAAGATGATGAGCCGGAAGATGATGCCCGGAATGATGAGCAAGAGGATGATAGCGATGAGGGGAACGACAAAGAGGCTTTTTACCGCTCAATGTTCAAAGATGTGCTGTATGAGAGCGACAACATTTTTGAGATCCCTAACTTGCTTCTGGAAATGCAAGCCGGGAAACTGGAGTTACCGTTATCTCCGTGGGGTGCTAACAGTAGATTGAGGAAAGATGTAGTAACCTATCATTTCTATGTGGATGATTACAGGTTTGAGGCTCTTTTCAAAGATCCGATAAACTTGCTCACAAGTGGCTGCAAAGCGGTGGTAGAGCCGAATTGTAGCTGCCATGACCAGACACCTATTGCATGGGGATTACAGCTTATCTACAAAAAGCGTTGGTTATCCCGTTACTTCCAAGAATGCGGTATAAGGGTGTATGCTGATTTGAATGTATCTCACAAATTCATAGAGTATAACAAAATGGGGATTCCGAAAGGATATAATGCTTTTGCCACACGAGGGCTGGACGGGTGGATGGAAAGCCTTAAATCGGATCTCCAAGTAGCGCAGGAGATTTCCGGGCTTGAAAAGCCTAACCTACTTGTTTATGGAGGTGGTGAGGAAGTGAAAGCGTTTTGCCGGAAACATGGGCTACTGTATGTAACCGATTTTATAAACGCAAAAAAGAAGTAACGAATATGGGTAGAAATTCAAGCGGAACACGTGGAGGCTTACAGCCGGGCGATGCCACTTTCAAGGGTAAAATATCAAAGCCAGAGCCGTTGGTGAACATGAAAGATCCAGCAGCGTACAAGGCGACAAAAGAAGCTATTTCCAGATACCATGCTGTGATGGGCGTGAGGCAAAGAAGTGTGAAACTGGCAGACTTACCAGCAGGGACATACGGAGTTCACGTAACAGTAAATGGGAAGTCTGATGGGGTGTATCTTAACAAGGCTCATTTCAACCAGTCAAAAAGTGCTATTGAGGCTTCGCATAGAAAAGGATATGCAAGCGGCTGGAGTACCAAGACAAACAAGCCTATTGCGCACACAGTGACACATGAACTGGCACACGCAACATGGAATCAACACATGACGGGTGCAAAGCAAAAGGCGGCAGGAAAGGAGATTAACAAGCTATACACCCAATGGCGTAAGGATAAAAAGAAGTCCGGCTATGGTAAGTATGCCGCAACAAATGTTAGTGAGTTTTGGGCTGAAACGGTGACGAAAGCCATACATGGAAAGTCCGACAAATACACAACAGCGGTTAAGAACATAGCCAAGAAATACAAATTATGAGTAATTTTGTAACGACTAAAGATATTGAAAATGAAAAAGATTGTACTAACAGAAAAGGAAATTGAGGTGATCCAACAGCAACTCAACGGAGAAATTGAGGTGCATAGTGCCACCGAAGAGCAGCAGCAGTTGCTCATGGGAGTAATTGACAAAGCAAACGATCTTCTGGATGAAGAGGATGCTTACGAGGAACTGGAAGCGCAAGGCAATGACTTGATAGATTGGTATTGGAAGAAGTACCAAGCGCAAGAAAAAGCCTAACATAACCGAATGAAAAGGGAATCGGGTAAATTATATCCGATTTTCTTTTGGTTTTATAGTGTGTTCAATAAACACAGATAGCAATGATTAAAATGAGTTTCAGTAAACAGAATAGTTTTTCCGATGTTGAGGTTTCCACGCAAGGAGCAGAAGCCGAAAGTGTGGAGATCTCATTGTATGACAAGATCAAGGAGGTAGTTAGGCAGTTGCCTCTATTCCTTGTTAGTGACAGCCTGAAAGTAGGAGTTGAAAATTATATCGTGACAGATGCAGAAAAGGCGGCTTTCCCGGTATTGACAAAGGGCTACAAGGTAACAACCAGCTTTAGCGGATATGAAACGGTTATGGGTAGTGTAGATACCACCATTGAAGCTATCTATATGGATAAAGAGGGTAAGGAGTACAGCGAAACGGATTGTTTGGTTGTGGCAAAGACACACGAAGAAGCAGAGAAAAAGAGGAAAGAATTGTTGAATGGATAACCCGTTTGTGGAATGAGAAAACAACGGGAAAACAACGGAGAAGTTGAGAAATGGCAAGATTTGAAAAAGGTAATTCAAAGGGTAACAGGTTCACGAAAGACAACCAGCCTGAAAATCCCGGCAGGAAGCCAAAGATATTTTCCATACTGAAAAAGAAGTACGGAATAAATCTGGCTTCCAATGGGACATTTACCCAAAGCCAGATTATTGATTTGCTCCAATCGCTATTGAGCGTGGATATAAGGCAGACAACAGCCCTAAACCTATCGCTCAACAATGACATGAAGAAGATAGCTGAACAAATACGGAATGGCGAAACTCCAGATGCTCTAAGCAAGGATGAAGTGATAAGCCAAGTGTTTGTTGCGCTATCGCAGGCTATCAACAGGGAAACATCAAAGGGGGAAAGCTACACGATCCGTTGGATCATTGAGTATCTGTTTGGGAAAGCCACACAGCCCATTGAGGGCGATGTGAATGCCCAAGTAACGACAACAAACAATGTGGATTTGTCCGCATTGAGTACGGAGGAACTATTGCAATACAATTCCTTACTTGAAAAAATCAGCATGAAGAAAGATGGCAAGAAGTAGCAAGGCGATAACAGTACCGATGGGGCTTGCAGTCAAAATTGAGTTGTTCAAGCGTGGCTGTTTTGACTTCATTGTTTGCCGTGACGGTAAGAGGCACGACAAACAAGCTGATGCTTTGCGCATTCTTACCGATACAGAACACGTTGAAATATTGTATGGTGGTGCGGCTGGTGGTGCTAAGTCGTGGACTGGTGCGGCATGGCTTATCTTCATGTGCCTTTGCTACCCCGGCACGAAGTGGTTTATAGGACGTGCGGAGTTGAAGCGTATAACCCAATCCACACTGATAACATTCTACCAAGTGTGCGCCCGTTACGGTGTGAATGATACGCTTTATAAGTACAATGCCAACCTTAACTACATTGAGTTCTACAACGGATCACGCATTGACTTTCTGGATTTGCAATACAAGCCGGGTGATCCTCTGTATGAGCGTTACGGATCTATTGAGTTCACGGGCGGTTGGATTGAAGAGGGTGGAGAAGTAAACTTCGGTGCTTATGATACCCTCAAAACCCGTGTGGGGCGTTTCAAGAATGAAGAATACGGGCTAAGGCGCAAACTGTTTATCACTTGCAACCCCAAAAAGAACTGGATGTATGATTTGTTTTACAAGCCTTTCACTACTGGCAAACTTCCAGAATACAAGTATTACATATCGTGCCTTGTGCAAGAGAATCCGTTTATTGATCCTGATTACATAGAGGGATTGAAAACGACCTCTGACAAAGTGAAGTTCGAGCGTCTGTTTAAGGGTAACTGGGAGTATGACGATAACCCAAATTCCCTTTGTTCCCATGATGCTATCATGGCGATATTCGGTAACAGGATCGCCAAGAAAACAGGCACTCACTACCTAACTGGAGATATTGCCCGTTTCGGTGCTGACTATGCGAGGATAGCCGTATGGGACGGATGGAATATCATAGACATAAGGAGTTTTCCCGTAAGCAAGACTACAGACATACAAGCGTACATTATCCGATGCCAGAAGAAGTACCGAATACCAAACTATCGGTGTATCG